CTGGTACATTTGTAACCACATTTGTATTGGCATCAGTTGTGATAGTTCCAGATATACCTCCTATATTATTGGTGCCGCCTACCTGTTCGATTGTAATAACATTAGTATTGCCTAATTGTTCCATGAACACATTATTGGGACCAGTTGCAGTGCCGGTTGCTAATAATAATGATGAAAAAGATACCATTAATGATGCTATTAAATAATTAATTATTTTTAGTTTCATTTCCTTTGCTCCATTGTTGATTTAAACGCCCAGTGACCTTTACGAGCGCCTTCACGAACTGTATCTACAACTGCGGCTTGGATAGCTTTATTAGTTGCTCTATTAATACTTTCGTTTATGCTACCACCTATTTCTGCTTCTAATGCTTTGGTGTCGGCGGCAATGAATCTCAATACACCAAATTTATCCATATAACTTAACACTGTTTTTGTTACGGTGACCGATGTTAAAATCTCGCCTGATGTAACTGATACAGTCCGCAGACTCACAGTAACTGTGTCACTTTGATATTGTGTTTCGCCTCCGATTCCAAAAATCCGAACCCCAGCACCCCCTGTCAACGTATTGGAATCATAACCGACAATTGCCCCTTCTGCTATAACCCCTGCGAATAACATAGCTGGTAATGCTTGTGCATCTTTACCTTGGAATTGCTCACGAGCTTGCCTAATCATCTGTCGTTCTTTGATCAAGTTATCCAACCCAACTCGTTCAACCACTGTGAACCATCTAGCATCACCCACATCTTGTAATGCTTTAATCAAGTAGTTCTCAGCACCTTGCGTGACCGCAGAACTTAAACTGGCAATATTTGGCATTGATTTTCTTTGACCAGTTTTATCAGTAAACCCGTAAACTGCGATGGGGATAGATCCAGATGATGGTGGATCTAATTTGTTTTCATCTTTTAATAAAAAAATACTTTGCTCGATAATCGGATTGTCAAATTGTTCACCTGTGATAAATTTGTTTATAGCACTGCTGGTAGCACACCCTTGTAATAATATCATTGATAAAATAATAATTTTGTTCATAATTAGAAATAAAATGACCCAGATGGTACTTTCATTGATGTGGATTGAGATGGGTTTGAGTTATTAGTGATATTAATAATAATCAATCCTTGATCCAATCCAGCGCCTAAACTCCAAGTGACACTATTGCCGCCTAAATCTGGCATTGTTCCGCATACTGCTCCTGGTGTGGTGCATGTTGATCCTTCACTAAACATAGAGTCAGTTAATTGTTTAGCTAATTGTGAGTAAATTCTAGATTCTAAATTTGCTAAAAATTTAGCTTGTGGAGTATTTTGAGCATCAGATAATATCTTTGTACGTAATGCATCCGCAGCAGCTTTATTTTTATCAGATGCTTGCGTTTCTAATTGATTTAGTGTTAACGCATGTGAGCTAAATCCAATGCCACTAAATGCTGGACTATTAAACGTGTGCTGTAATTCGGATGAATTTACAGATAATGCTACAATTAATAATGAAAAACCTAGTACTTTGGTCATGAATGTACCCCCTTATCGTATTTAAATAAAGGAATGCCAAAATAATACTAGAAGTTAATCTATTGGAAACAAACACTGTGTTACATAGATAGATGCTTGATCTTCTGTCAGACCTAAATTCATTAGAACTTTGGGATTGTGTGGGTTAAGCCGTTGATTTTCAATATAAAACCTATGTTTATCTGAAATATCAAGAACTGTGTGATTGGTATCTTTTAATGATATAAGATATGTTAGCAGGGTGGATGAAATGGTAGACACTATTTGAGATATCTCAGAATCTAGTTGAATATTACCAGCGGCAATTATCGATTCTGAGAAAATACGTTTACCCCAATCTGGTAATTCTCTTTTTTTATTCCATGATAATTTATTTGATTCTTCGTCAAACCAAGATGATAATGGGTGATTACTAATGACTGGGCTAAAATCATGAAAACACCCAGTTATTTTATTTCTACCGGCAAACACATCAAACCCAAAAATTGGTGCAGGGTTATGATAATGTGGATAAATGCAGCAATGCATCATCCATAACCCACGAGTATCCATTGTATCAATAACATTGATATGTGCTTTTCTATATAAATCAGAAACCCAGGTGGTATTACACCAACCTGGGTTATTGAATTGCTCAATTGATGAAGCAGAAATTTTTCCTGATTCATCGAGCTGGTGTGTGAATAACTGCTGAATGCTATTTAACGAATCCAGCAGTTTATTCATGTAACGCCTTCATGATTTTTATTGCCCATTCAAACGCAACTCTAGCCTCATCACCTAAATCATCTGTCATTTCTGCTCTAATTGCATTTCTTAATCCGTCTACGTCATCAAACTGGTAGAATTTTCCAGAACCAGGTGTTGTTTTTGCGATGTATTGCCCACCGTATAAATCCCCCGTGTGACGAACATATAAATGTGCTTTTATTAAATGTCTACGTGTCGGATCATTCAATAAATCTACTACATATTGATTATAAGCCATCGTTTCTGGTAAAAACGCATAATGTGTATTGATATCACGCAATTCAATAAAATCTTGGTAAATTCCAGGTAAACGTTCAATACCTGGTAAGTTATCAAAAAACCCTAATATTTTACACCCAAATTCTACAGGTCCGTATGCAGCCATCATCTGATATAGATAATTTGTATACAATTCTTGTGAAATTTTACCGGTTAATAGTAATTTTGCAAAAGATGTTTTTTCAGCTTCCGTGTGCAAATCTTTGGTGATCTCTTTTAAACTCATTTATTCCTCTGCGATAGTTATTTGTAATGGGAACCCATTTTCACGGGCCATTTTGGTCGCCTCTACCGATTTAGTTTCTGCTATTTCGAAATCATAAAAACCAGCAATACCAGATCCGCTTTCATGAACTTGCATAGTGATAGTGGTTGCTGAATGGATTGTATGATTAAAGATTTCAATCAACATTGCAATTACAAAATCAACAGGTGTGTGGTCGTCATTAAGCACAACAACTTTCCATCGTTTTGGTTCGGCAACTTTGACTGCAACATTTTCTTTAATTTTAATATCGGTAGACATATTTAATTCCAGGTAGGTGGGGGAGTTTCCTCCCCCTGATTATTATTTAATTTCGATTTTTCTTGGTTGTAACGTTTCAGGGATTATACGCTCAATTTTAATTTTAAGCAACCCATCTTTTACTTCTGCTTCTCGAACTTCCATGAATTCTGCTAATGCATAAGTCTGTTCAAAATCACGTGATGCTAATCCACGATGTAAATACTCCCAATCAGCTGACTCTACTTTATCACTGTGCGTACCTGTGATTTTAAGAATATTTGACCCTGCTGAATGCGAACTATCAATCATAACAGAGATATCGTCTTTTGTAAAGCCTGATACAGCTAATTCAATGCCATAGTTCAAATCATCATATTTTATGATGTTATGCGGTGGATAACTACTAGTGTTAAAATTAATACGTGAATTAAAAAGGCTATCAAAGCCAATTAAAGTTTTAGCTAACACTGATGCGTCTATTGGTCTTAATGTTGTCATGCTTGTCTCCTTATTTAAGCAAGAAGCTCATAACACCCAATTTGGCATGTTATGAGCATATATCACACTTGTGATTAAACCTCTTTGAATTCCGCATTCATGGAATCATCACCGCCTTCGGTTGTTGACGGATTATTTGCTTGTTCAGCTTCTTGTTTTTTTGCAAAAACCGGAGTGGCTGCTTCAAACAATTTTTGTATCGATTGTTGAATTTCTTCGACATTATCGCCGCTATTGGCTTTTTCAAGATTTTCGACAGCTGATTGAAATGCTGATTTTTCTTCATCAGTTAATTGATCTTTTACTTCATCAAAGTCTTTTTGCAAAGAGTGACGTTGTGATTCTGCTTGGTTACGTGCTTCAATCAACTCTTTTTGTTTTTTATCTGCATCGGCATTTTCTTCAGCATCTTTCACCATACGTTGAATTTCTTCCTCGGTTAATCCTGAATCCGATTTAATGGTGATGTTATTCTTCTTACCAGTGCCCTTATCCGCTGCTGAAATGTGCATAATACCATTTGCATCAATATCAAAAGTTACTTCGATTTGTGGAATACCGCGTGGTGCAGGTGGAATCCCATCTAAATTAAATTCACCCAACTGTTTGTTATATCTATATAAATCACGTTCACCTTGCCCAACTTTAATAGTTACGGCTGGCTGGTTATCATCCGCTGTTGAGAATGTTTGACTGGCTTTGGTTGGAATTGTTGTGTTTTTTTGAATTAATTTAGTAAACACACCACCCATTGTTTCAATACCAAGCGATAATGGTGTTACATCTAGTAATAACACGTCGGTTTTATCACCTGCTAAAACTGCACCTTGGATTGCTGCACCAGCTGCCACTGCTTCGTCTGGATTTACGTCTTTACGCGGTGTTTTACCAAATAATTTTTCAACCGCTTCTTGTAATTTTGGAATTCGAGTGGATCCACCAATTAAAATTACATCGTCGATATCATTAACTGACATATTTGCATCTTTAAGCGCAGTTTTACATGGTGCAATACTACGCTCAATCAAATCATCAATTAATGATTCAAATTTTGCCCTAGTAATGGATACGTTTAAATGTTTTGGGCCAGAAGCATCTGCGGTGATATATGGTAGATTGACCGTGGTCTGCATAGTACTAGACAATTCAATTTTAGCTTTTTCAGCTGCTTCTTTCAACCGTTGTAGTGCAATAACGTCATCTTGTAAATTGATACCTGTCTCATTTTTGAATTCTGAATTCAAAAATTCAATAAGACGGTTATCAAAATCTGATCCACCTAGATGGGTATCACCATTGGTGGATAATACCTCAAACTGTTGCTCGCCATCAACATTTGCAATTTCAATCACTGAGATGTCATGAGTGCCCGAACCAGTGTCCCAAATTAATACTTTTTTGTCGATTGTTGATTGTTTGTCAAGTCCAAACGCTAATGACCCAGCAGTAGGTTCATTAATAATTCGATCTACCGTGAGACCTGCAATTCTTCCTGAATCTTTAGTTGCGGCTCGTTGAGCGTCGTTAAAATATGCAGGCACTGTTATAACTGCATTTGTGACTTCGTAACCAAGATATTCTTCTGCAGTTTTCTTCATTTTTCGAAGAATCTCTGCTGATACTTGTTGCGGTGATAGTCGAACACCATTTACTTCAACCCATGCATCACCATTTTCCGCTTCAACTACTTTATATGGTAGTGTTTTGATGCTGTTTTGTACTTCTGGATCTTTGAACTTACGACCGATTAATCGTTTTACTTCATAAATTGTGTTGGTTGGATTGGTGACTGCTTGTCTTTTTGCAGCAGCACCTACTAGAATTTCATTGTCTGCGTATGTGACAATACTTGGTGTGGTTCTGGAACCTTCTGAGTTTTCAATAATTTTATATGTACCGTTTTCAAAAACAGCAACACATGAAACACCTGTACCTAAATCTATACCAATTGTAACTTTTTTCATATTGTATTCTCCTATATTAAGCGAGTTGTTAATGGCAGTATGCCGTATAATAAACCCATGCGGCGTTTATTATGATTTATTTATCTTTATCTTATCATTTTTAACAATTTCTATCAATGTATTTTTACGTTGAACCGTAATACATTGAGGATATAATGCGAATTATACACTAAAAATCTCATAATGTCAAGCAATTTTTAATACCGGCATTGGAATATATTGCAGATACTTTTTACTATTGCTTGCATTCACTGTTTTTACATTCGCCACTAGTTTAATGATTTCATCTGATTCGAGATAATTTTTCATTACTAGCGCATTCTCCTCAGAATCTAACTTAAGGCAATTAACACTGCCACTTAAATGAGTGCCTGGTTCTGCGATTATTAGTTTACCGAGTTTTCCTGTGGATTCAGTTGAATTGAATACAACCCGCCAGAAATTGGATGTGTCATCATTAATTCTGTTTATCAGGTCTTCATCGTTAGTGTATCTTATTTTCCCGGTAGTAACAACCATTTTGTACTTCCCATTATCTAATAGTTCAGATTCAAATTGATTTCTATCAAGTGACCCTGGTTGGACTCTCATAATCGAACCAATATTATTGGCTGGTACTTCATATGAATGATTATAAAATTTATCATTAACGTCTGAAACGGTAGTTGATCTATCAAAATAAAATGCACATGGATTAGAGGATATATTTGTGAAGTATTCTTTACATGAATCTATTTCATATAATCCTTTTTCAATATACTCTTTTTTGGATTTACTAGAATAGGTTTTCCCACCATATGGCATAATAGATACAACAAAGGTATCTGCGATAGTTAATGCCAATTGTGTGCATTTTTTTGCAAGATTATCACCTTGGCCTCGGTGTTTATAGCCATCTCTGCTTGTATCATCTGCGTTGAATGGTGGGTTAGTTAGAATTACATTGACCTGTTCTATAGTTGGGGCATTGAGAAAATCATAGTTAGTGATATTTTTTTCTGGAATATTTAAACTCAACTTTTGATTCATAACACAGAAAAATTCATGCCACTCACCATCGATATCATTGTAAAACACTTTGGTTGGATCGATATCTTGCCCAAATTCCTTTGCAATTTTGAATAATTCTAGTAAAAACCCGCCTCTTCCAGCACATGGGTCATAAAATGATAGCTCATTTAGTGACAGCCCATTAGCAATCAATTTGGAAAGTGTATTAGTTATAACTTCTCTGATTAAATCGTTTGATTCGGCTATAAAACTAATTTCTGATCTATGTATTGGATCTTCAAATAATTCTAGAAGTTTTTCACTATCATGTTTGCTATCATTTAATTTCTGAATCCATCTATTGGTATATGCAATATCAATTTCTGAATTATCTGACATCACAATTGGGAAATACTCAACGCCTTTCCCAACAAATTTCAAGATTTGATGATTATTAGACTGTAATGCTTCTTCAACTAAATCTACACATTCTTTTACTGTTTGGGTATTATGGATAAATGCAAAAAGACGACATTTTGCAACAAATTTTAACTTCATATTGTTCCAATTAAGTTTTCGATCATTAGGTGAATCAAATGGAATTCCTTGTTGAATACATACAGTTTCTCGTTGCTTATTCTTTGCATCTGGGTTTCCATTATCCACTAACTGCTCAACTTGACCCTCCGCTGATACTGCATTATGAAATTTATATTCAAAATCTACAGGTGCATCGGTAATTTTAATACATTGATTAACACCATACTCACCTTTTGCACTACATTGTTCAATAATTTCAGAAAAATTAGGGATGTCAATTGCAACCCATTCACCATTTCTGGCAGTGAAATAGTTATAATTTGCGATTATCTCGTCAATGATTTGGCGAGTACTTCGTTCTTTATCACGGTCTATGGATAGTTTTTCTTCAATATTAACCATAATAGCCATTGATGCTTCTAAATCACCAATAAATACACCACAGTTAGTTTTACCATCACTTACTCTTCCAACCCGGCCAGTTGCTTGTTCAAAGAATTTTATGCTATCGCCAAGGTTGCGAAGAAATACAAAAGTGCCCAACTCTGGGATATTAGCGCCAGTGCAATCTCTAATACATGTCAATGTTAATGTGCTACCTACTGACTCTGCGATGTCATTTTTTCGTTGTCCCAAGTTATCCTCATACGCATCAAAGATCATACCTTGGAATACACCATGATGTATTAAAAGTGATTTTAATGCACTTATGTATACTTTTGCACTAGCTGATTTACTACCAGTTGGTAATGCTACCATGATATGTTGTTTGGCTTTTTCACATAATTCTGGTGCATTGAAGATACTTAAGCGATCACCATTTTCATCAAATGCACTACTGCCAAACATTCTAGTAAATAGCCACAGAATTGTTTTTTCATACTTGAACTTGTTGGTTTTTGCATGGAAAGAAAATAATTTCTGCCAGGTGAAACCTTCACTATCAGATTGCCAGTTATCATCAGTTTTAAGACGGGCGGTAATTTCTTTTACATCGATCCCATAAAAATTGAAATCTGGATAATTCATGAAATCACTATTAGGATTTGTTCGTTTGTCTTTATACAGGTCATTCCGTGTGAACAATGAATATTCAGACCTTGTGAAATGTTCAGCAGCTGTTTTTCCATAAATGAAGTCATATGGGGTACCTGTTACAAACAATTTGAAACATTCTGGGAAAGCACTATTTAATTGTTGCCACATCACATTGTTGGAGTTACTTAACATTTGGTGTGCCTCACCTATGCTAAAAGTGCCAATCCGATCAGAAAGTCCTGCGTATCTAGAATTTAACAAATTGCCTGATTTTTTTGCAATATCGTGGTAACTTCCAAATAATACTGGAACAATACCGTCGTCATGATACATTGGGATATCAGTTATTTTATCGATAATCACTGCGTTGGCTCTAACCATTTGTCTAGTTGCATAATTGCAATTATTGATATATGAATCATACCATTGGCGAGTTATGTAAATTTTTATTGTCGAAAAGTCAACAAATCCATAATCACCTACGTTGATGCCTGATACTGATGCTAATTCGTTGAGTAATTCACTTATAGTACTAGGAATTGTAGCAACAGCAACATTCACTTTATCATTTGTGAAATTTTTAATCTTGTGAATTTGAATCAACAACGCCAGCGTTGATGTTTCCTTTCCAGCCCCTGTTGCCGCAGCTAACAGATGCTTGTCGGTATTGATTATTTTGTTGAAACTATCTACCAAATAATCACGAGCATCATACGTTTTTAAGACTGGTGTATATGAACCATTTTTGATCATTTCATGTGCAATATTCCACTCTATGACAATATCAGTCCTCCAATTTGGGTTTGAAGTAATATATGATTCTGGTACTGGATGAAGTTCTAAACTTCTTCCTTCCATGTCATTAATGTAATACTTTTTCTTGATTGGCATTAAGTCACGAATTTCGTTATCATAACCTTTTCTGCAATTAACGTCGCCATCTTGAATGTTTGGATCATAGCATGGATCAACTGAAATAGCGTGATCAGTCATATCCCATACACCTAATAAGTTTTTTTCTTCAGTTAATGGTCCTCTGAATTTCCCAACTGACACGTCTAGTGCGTATTTTATAACTTCTTTGCGTGTGAATCCACGATGATCGCCGTATTTAACGAAAGTTTCATCATCAAGTTTGATTATTAGTGCATAAGTCCATAGTCTTTTCAGACCTGTGGATAATGCTTGTTGTTTAATTTTTAGTTTTTTCATTGCCTCTTCCGTGTGCCTTATAATTTCCATATATCGGAATCCATATCCGATGAGCCTATTTTATAACATAAAATTTATTCTGTCAACTAAAAAAGGGGGAATTTAATTCCCCCTTTTGTTATCTTTTTTTAGGTAATGCTTCTTTTTGAAGTTTTTTCTTTAATCGTGCCTTTGCTGCGCCTTTAGCCCGTTTGCGTTCGGTTGTTGGTTTCTCATAATATTCTTTGGCACGTAGGTCTTCTAATTTGCCTGATTCTTCTACTTTCTTTTTAAATTTACGAAGAGCCTGGTTGATATTATCGGTTTCTTTGATAACAACACCTGTTCTAGTCTTCCTGTTGATCATCATAATCGTCATCTTCTCCTTCATTGATGTCATTGTTTAATTCTTCAGCTACCCAATCCAAATTGTAAATCCTGTTTTTTGAAATTAAATTATATGGTGTTAATTCATCCGATGTAATATAAAATACATTAGGTTGTGCTAACAGGAAAGATACAAACGATCTGGTTAATTGATTACATGTATCTACATCTATGATTACGACATCAACCATATGTGATACACTCAATAACCAATCAATATCTGATTCATCGTGTTCATAAATAAACACGTTTAAATCATCGATACTTTTGCTCAGGATCGATTGGAATTGCTGTTTAACGTGCATAGATGGACTGACCAACAAGTAGCTTACGTTAAGATTGAAAATTTTATCTGGTGGGGTAATTATTGTAATTTTACCTAAATTCATTTTACCTTCTAATATAAGAAAATAATCACTAGAAAATATTTTCTAGTGATGTATTCATATTATTTATAATACCAAAGCTAATTCAGTAAGTTTAATGAAACTTTTTCAACTCCGCTGATATTTAGTGCAACTGCAGCACTTTTTGATAAATCCATAATTCTATTCTTGACCCATGGGCCTCTATCATTTATCCTAACAACAACTGATTTTTTATTTTTCAGGTTAGTTACCTTTACTTTACTTTGCAATGGGTATGATCGATGTGCTGCTGTCATTGCATATTGATTAAAAATCTCCCCGGATGCAGTTGGTCTGCCATGGAATTTTCTTCCATAGAAAGATGCTAATCCAACGTTTTTAGCAGGTTTTTTAATAGGTTCTTTCTTATTCTTGATTGCTGTCTTTTTCACAGCTTTTTTCACATTTGTGTGACTAACTTTTTTAGCAGTAGAATGGTGAGCAACATGCCCTTTTGCTTCTACCGCAAACGAAACTAAACTAATCATTAAGATTAGTGATAAAAGTGAATATTTCATTTTTTCTCCTTTCACTTGGTGTATCCTACAATAGCGATACATTACATTAAGGGAGATAACTGCCAAGGATTTAAACCCTGTGTCACTGGCGTTTTCTCCATCAGCCATAATATCTGTCACATATTATGCCTTTGGCGAGTATGGCTTCCCGACTTTCGGGTTTCTTATTGGCCAAGACTCGCGGGGTTGATACATCTTAATTCAACCCAACTATCTTATTTCGTTAGAAACTTAATTTTGTTACTATGTATTTAGCGTTAACTGAAAAGACATTGTACTATTAATGCAAATGGATGTCAACCCCAAATTAATGTTAAATCATCCAGTTTAATAAGTTGATTAGATTTGAAGTTATTAGAACTGAATTTTAACATGGATATAAGTACCGTCATCTCATCATCGGCGATATCTATTGTTTGAATAGATACCCAATTACTATTAAATTTCAAGTATTTGGGCATCATGTCAACTAATTCTACATCGAGTTCAAATGGTGTTTTTATTAAAAGTTTCATACACTTTCCATATGGTATAGTATTTACCATATATGCCTGTGTAATTTTATGATACTTTATGTACAATGAATGCAGTTTTCACGCCGTTAAACTGCAATGTTCTTGGGTCAAACGTTAATTTGAGAACATGATAGTTAGCTCTTAAACGTTGTTTAATAGAATCAAAGATTTCTTTTGATGATTTTGATCTACCTGATAATTGGTCAGCCAACCGTTTCACATCTTCTTTGTATAACAAAATTGAAGAGTTCTCATTAACATTGGTCTCGATGTGGGTAAATAGCTCGTTGATTTTTTCAGACCGTTTTTCGCTTTCTAATCTAAACTCATTATCTGTGTATTGAATACCAGCTGTTTTACCCTTGTTAAGATTGATTGGTGTTACGAACACTACTGGTAATGATGCTAATTTGGACATTGTTTGATCCTAAAAAATTGAAAAAACAATTATATCAATGTAAATCAATTCTGTCAATAGAAAAAATTAATTTGCAAATACATTGGGACTGCCAGTTAATGCAAATGACGGATCCCACGTACCGTGTCCGGTTGTCTGGTCATTTTGTCTATGCACTGGTTTGTTATTAATGAATACATTACTGCTCCCATCTTTAGCTTGGTCGCCGCATGTGAGTGAATCACCTACTCTAACTGCGGATTCATTATTCACAAAAACATTAGGACTACCAGTGTTATAGAATGTTTTATGATAAGGCCCTGGGTGCCCAGAATGGCCATTGTGATTATCGACATTTTTTCTTACAATACCGGTCATGCTGGTTTCTCCGGCCAGATAATTTCAAATGGGTATTTTTCTTGCAAGGTAATATCTCGAAGTGCTTGACGGTATGTTTGCCACTCGTTGTAGTTTTCTAATCTTGTAGATGCTGATACCGTGTCTGTCCAGTCACTCATTGATAGTAATTGCTGCCTCTTACTCAATACCTGGCGTTTAGCAGTCGCAGGGTCATCTTCCCATTGTTTTGTTTGCCAGTTGAATTCGCTGTAATCGTTGAGTTTTGGTGGTATATCTCGGATTTCTGCGGTTTCAACGTCTATATATTGAGTCGCATCATTAGCTTCCCCAAAGAGTATAAACTCTCCTTCTTGTTTTTGAAGAATGAGATATTCTTCTGGTGCATCTACTTGGCGCAATATTTGGCCATTTTGATTGTAATAAATTGCTTGCATTATCTTCTTGCTCCAAGGCAGCTTATATACCTATTATCTGCATTACCATTATAATCTCCATTCGTTAAAACTGATAATGTAAGTGTTTTAGAGGTGTTAGCTGGCAGCGTATAATTTATATTTGCATTTCCTTGCAGCCCCCCAGCAAAGCTATAACCATTAAGCCACCAAGCCTCATATAAAACAATGTCTCCACTTAACAATCTAAC